TATGGCTCAAGTACAAGAACGTTGCCTGTGTCTGGTCCACCGTGTTCCATTGAATGTAAGAACTTGCAGGCGGCGGAACTTGCGAGTTGGCGTCTGCTCGATAGAACAAGATAGAACTCGAAGCGCCGTTCTCTCCAGCAGCTCCAGTGGATCCCGTTATGCCTTGGATTCCCTGCGGCCCTTGCGGTCCCTCTGGGCCTTGGACTCCTTGCTGGCCTTGTGCGCCTTGCGGTCCCTGATCTCCTTGCGGGCCTTGTGTTCCTTGGATTCCCTGTAGGCCTTGCGGTCCTTGATCACCCTGTAGGCCTTGTTCACCCTGCGGTCCTTGCGCTCCTACGTTTCCCTGAGGCCCGAGTGGCCCTTGTATTCCCTGAAGGCCTTGGTTTCCTTGAGCTCCAGCTGGTCCGACTATTCCTTGTGGGCCTTGGATGCCAGGAATTCCCTGAGGGCCTTGTGGACCAGGCGGACCAACGATCACCGGAAATGTACCGTTGTATGTGTTCGCTGTGATAGAGTCTACTACTATTGTTTCTGCATCTATGTGACCGAACACAGGGTTAAGCCACCCCTTGGACTGTACAGTACCAGAGTTCAGCGACCTAAGATCCATTTTTTTTCCTTAGTGTATAAGACAAAAAAACGATGGGGAATATAGTAACAAGCACGGCAGACATACTTGCTATTATAGGTGGTGCAACCACACTGTGTTTAGGAATATTCGGCGCAGTTAGATACTCTCGGTGTCGCTCTGTCACTTGTTGCTGGAACGGATGCATCCTACAAAATGAGCCTCCAGTTGAAAAAAAAAAGAGCGAATCAATTGAAATACCAACAGTCCCGCGAACCGACTCGGCCACGAGCATAATGGTGCTCACTTAGGAAATGCGCCGAAGGAACAGTTGCGTGCGAGTGAACGAGAAGTTGCCACCATCGCCCTTTGTCCACAGGCTGAAAGGAAGACGCTTTGTAACACTTGCCGCGCGACTCGGGGTAGGCGCTGTGATCACAACTGTGTTCGTGAAGACTCGGCATGTACTCGGCGTAGTCGCTGCGTTAGACATGCTTGACCAAGTGCACTCGACGCTCACCGACGTATCGGTAAAAGACACGATGCGGAACACCAGACGCGCCTCGAATCCCTGGATGCTGGCGGTAGCACCAGAGTCTACGATGATTTCGCACATGGAATCTTGAGGACTAGTTGGCTGAGTAGTAAGGAACCCCGGGTAGATCGTGATCCCACCTCCGGAACCAGGCGACGCGTCGGTAAATCGGCCAGCGACGTAAAGCTCGTACGAGCTTCCGGCAACGAGCGCAGACGTTGGAATGTCGCCCTCTTGCACGTTGGTGAGTGCAATATTAGAGTAGTTGGGGTCAGGGACCAGAGTGAACACGGCACTCGTACCCGAGGCCCGTCGGTAAATGCCGCCGCTCAGTTCAACAGTGTCATTTGAATCAGCATCGGTGATCTGAAACTGCGATGCACCGACAGTCTTTGCCTCCAACCCACCGCATACGGGATTAAGCCATCCCTTCGAGTCGACTGATCCAGAGTTCAGTGAACGCAGATCCATTTTCTTTTTTGTTTTTATATTGATGCACTACGAAAAAAAAACACATCCAAATCGATTCCTACGTTTTCACCGAAGCATCTTCGCAAGCTGCGCGCGAGACACCTTTTTGCCGCCAACGAGACGGCCGCCGACATTACCACCGACGAGGCCAGTTCCGCGCACGAGACCGGTGTTGCCAGGGCCTGAGTCCTGGATCACCGAGTTGAACGCGTTCATGAACGGCGACACCTCCGGCGCGAGCATCGGAAGGATCTTCGTCGCAATGTTTGCAACAGGCCGTGCGATCGACAGGAACGCGTTACGGAAGTCGTCGAACCACCCACCGCCGTAGAGGTCACCGGTGTTAGTGTACGGAAGGGCAGGTTGCATCTTCGATCGCAGGACGTCCTCGTTGGTGAGGATACCGACGGTACGCACGACGTTCTGCTGGGCAATCGTCATGACGCCGACACCGAACACGAGGACCTGTAGAGACACTCCCTCCATGGGAACTGGAAGGTAAGCACCGCTTAACTGAGTCGTCGAAGTCTTGACGTTGTTGTAAGTGATCTGCATCCTAAGGTTATACGATCCACGAAGGCCGACTGCCTGATTCGCTCGAAGAGGGATATCTTCGCCGAAGTTCAAGCATAGAACAGAGCCGACATCGCGATTCCACTCCGTCCACGTCAAATTGGTGTTGTTCTTCGCCGCGATGTTGTACAAGTCGATCGGCTGAGCCGCCGCAAGAAGCGAGTCTCGATTGTCGAACGAGATGTTGACGCTCTGGATTGACGCGAACGTGTCTGCCTTATATGGACTCGCCTCAGAGTCCGGCTCGTCGATGAAGATCAGAAGCCGCTGCGGGATCGAGTTCAGCTGGATGTTGTTCATGTTGATGATCTGCTGGGTCGCGCCTGCTGGAATCTGACCCGGGAGAGTCGTAGTGTACAGCGTAGGCTCGTAGTATGGGTAGTTGTTGATGTCCGGGATGATCTGAAGAGCATCCGGCGTCAGGAAGTTCATGTAGACAAAGGACTCTTTCGTTGTAGCCGTAACAACAGGCTCGGCAAGCGCCGCTACACTAAACGTGTTAATGTAGTCGATCGAATACACGGCAGCAGCAAGATCAGAGCCACCTCGCCCGCCAAGCTGGAGCTGAAGGTTCATTGTCTGCACGCCGATTAGGCCGGTATCCTGCTCACCTCGCTGGAACAGGAACGGGCTAAGGTACAGCGGTTCGCGCACAGTGAACCTAACGACAGCTGTGATAGGAGGCTGTCCTACGACGTACGCCGGATTTGAAACAATCTGGATTCCGTAAAGCGACGTCCTCGACGTTTGCAGCGGATTTGCACCACGCACAGCGAACGGAGACAGGTTGTTTCCGGTTGTCTGCTGATAGTCCTGCGCCAAATCGAGCATCGTAGCCGTCGATCCCTGGTCGATCTCGGACTGCGCAAGGTTGTTAGCATATCGCGTAGTAGCACGCCAGTACTGTCCGAGATTCTGCGAAAGTTGGTCGTTGTTGATTGACACCTGAAGAGACCGCGTTGCGTTAGCAAGAGGATACGCACGAGGACCGTTGTTTCCATTGTTCGACCCAAGCGTAGTACCAAGAACGGCATTAGGAGCGATAGTAGCGCCTGTCCCCTCGTAATTGAGCAGGTAGTCCTGGCCGAGGTTCGGTACGCCGGTAAGAGTAACCTCGAACGTTGACTCGATGATCACGCGACGATTCACAAAAACGCGCGTCGACGGCGGGTTGAGGGTGAAGTTGAGCTGGTTCCCAGCCGACTGGCCGCCGTTAGGCACAAACCTGACGTAACCAGCATCCTGCGGCCCGTCGAAGATCTGGTAGGTCCTGCGAGCATAGCTGTTCACATCAGTACGAGTGTCGATGACACGCTTCGTCGCGAGAGTCTCGACCGTGATCGACATTCTTTTCTTTTTTGGTTTTGCATAATGGACCTACGAAAAAAAAATCAAGTAAGGCTCCTAATTTATTTTCGACGGAACATAATCTTCGCCGCAAACACTCCGTTCGGAGGAAGCTGGATCTGATAAGCATTCCCAGCGTAAGACGTCCACCACGCCTGGAGAGTAACCTGAGTGACAGGCTCTCGGCCTCCAAGCGAGATCATCCTATATTCAGCCGTAGGCAGGTACTCAATGCGGCTATGAGCCTCCATTGGATTTTGGTCCTGCGGGATGATGAAGTCAGTGATCATCGGAATCGAGTTCGACGACGTGCTTCCGTTCTGGCGGAATCCAACCGACCCAGGAATCGACTCTCTCTGAATCGGAAGTGAGCTCGTTGTCAGGTAAATCGTACGAACAGCAGCCCAATTCGAGATAGACTTAGCGGACTGTTCGAGATAGACGAGGTTACCGGCAGGATAGTAACCAGGGCTTTGCAGAGTCAGCGGAAGACCAACGCGGTTAGTAGGCGCAGTCTGCACGAATGGCGCATTCCACGTGAACAGCAGCACGTCCTTACCGAGAGGCTGATTAGGTCCGATGATGATAGACGGGAAAGCGTATAGGTACTTGTATGCGACTTCCGACATGTAGATCGCAAAGTCATTGTACGTTGTAGCGTAGTCTGGCGTGAAGTATAGCCTGAATAGCTGCGTGATAGGATCCCACACAACCTGCGGAGGAAATTGCGGCTTAGACCCTCCGATAAGAGGCCACGCCGTCGTGAACACGTTGTTGATCATCTCGGTCCCGAGAGCGATGCTCTGCACGAATCCACTCGACTCGAGGCTCTGGACGTAATACGGACCATAGTCTATGCCAGAGCTACGGAACGTAAACGAAAGCTGTGTGTCGTTTCCAGTACCCATTGGGAACAACGCAACAGGCAATAGGATAGAGTCGATATCGAACCTAACAACGGACATCTCCCATTGCTCAGGAACGTCTACAATAGCAGCGGACCGTCCGTCTTGTATGTCAGCAACTATGCGGCCTGTCGTGTTGTTTACAAGAGTCGCGTTGTAATACACGACATCTTGGCTCACCCTCGATTTGGCGTTCATCGTTTTTTTTTGTTTATACATGAGAGATAAAAAAAGAAAATGGATCGTTCCCTGTCAGACAAGGAAATAAAGGCACGCAGCGGCATGCCGTCTTACCTATACAGAGATCTCGAGGGACAGATTCAATTGCCTCCTCGTCCATTCTGTCTGCTCTACGAGATGCAGCCAAACACAGGACACTGGTGTCTTGTACACGAAACTGTGAATACAGACGGTACACCGTGTATCGAAATGTTCGACAGTTACGGGATATTCCCGGACGACGAGCTGAAATGGGTAAGCCCTGCGTTCAAGGTAGGTTCAGGTCAGCAGCACACACATCTTCTTAGGCTTCTAATTAACAGCGAGCGACCAATTGCGTACAACAACGTCTGCTTACAAGGAAAGGGCACTTCTACATGCGGTAGGTGGTGCATCCTAAGAAAAGCAAACCATCACATGTCAAACGAGCAGTTCTGTGCCGAAGTAAAAAAAGAATGCGCAGTGAACGGACTAAGCCCGGACGAGTACGTCGTTCTAAGCGTACCTGATTAAAAAAATTCTTATGTACAAATGTAAAAATGGGCCTCACTCACAAGCAGGCATTCAACCTACGTCACGGGTACGAACTCAACGAGTCGCACTCTCTGAAGAAAATTGCATCTATAAGCAAAATGAAAATAGGAACACTCCAGACAGTGTACAACCGCGGAGTCGGTGCATTTCGTACAAACCCAGAGAGCGTTCGCTCCTTTGTGAAAAGCAAGGAGCAATGGGCGATTGCTCGAGTGTACAGCTTCGTAAACAAGATCGAGTCTGGAATGGACCTAAATCACGACACGGATCTCGTCAAGTAGTGGTCTTTAGAACGTACACCTCGTGTTCGGTCACAACGTAATTCGGTATCGTTAGCCCCATGCACGTCCAACGCGACCTCGAGTCAAGGATCCTACGAATCTGCTTAGGCTGGAGACCGGCGTAGACCTTGAGATACCGCTGGACGTGGTAAGCAGACCCCCCGTTGAAGAAGACCACACGGTTGGCCTCGTTTAGCAGAATACGTGACCTGCTGTAATCCATCAACTGGTGAGCAAGCGTGATCACGTGAATCTCGTACTTCCTGCCGTTCGCGAGTAGATCGTTGTTAAGAGATTGCACGGCCCGCTGTAGATCTTTGTCTTGTAGGTTGTCCGTGTCATCGAATACAACGAGCGACTGCGTTAGGTCTGTGAGTGTAGGAGGCTTCTCGAGAAACGTCTCATCAAGCGGAATCTGATTGATCGGTAGTATCTTGTACGCCTTCTCTTCCTCGTGCGTCGAGATCAAGAACACACTCCGCTTCGGGTACATTTCTGTGTATTCTCGGATGTACTGCGCAGTGAAAGTCGACTTGCCAGATCCTGACTTCCCGGCTACAAACACGCGCTCTGATCCCTTGGAAGGGTAGACACACAGTGTCTCAGCGTCTGTGCGGTACTCGTAACGATTCTTGTTTGCGTAGGAAGCCCGAAGCATCTCCATATGGTCATCGAGCTCGGGAGGATAGTCCGTGCGTTCATCAAGTAGCGCAGTCCGGATGGCCCTTCTGTGTGTAGCAGAGATAGGCTTTTTCGACGGAGCAAGCTCATTGTTTCCGAAAAGCTCGAGAGGGTCCTGCTTAAGCTCCGATACGCCGACGTCCTCTGTGATGAATATCTTCTTTCCCTCATCCTTACCAGTACAGATCACCGCGACGGGCGTTCCTTTCTTCAGGGAGATCATTCACTTTTATTTTACCTCTATAAAACAAGATTTTTTTTTGTTTCTCGAAAAATGGAACAACTATTTTCACTTGTAATTGCTGAGTGTCGCACGCACCCACTGTTCGTAGAATCCTGCGTACTCCGCCTTCATTCGTTCCTTCTTCGCATCATCGAGCGACTTGACGTACTGGCTCGAGTACCAGTCGAGAGGAGGGACAACGTTAGCAGCGGCAGATTGATCAAGTGCGAGAGGAATCTCGACGAACCCAGGAATGCTCCCTCCCGTCGGACGATAGACCGCGCCACCTTCGAATGAACGAAGTCCAACACGGTTAGACACCGCGTAACTGGTCCCACCTCCATACATGTCTTGATGAGACTGCGCTGCATACATCCTGAATAGGATAGCCGGGTTAATGGCCGTTTGCACCTGAATCGTCGTCATTTGTCTTTTGTTATCTACTACGTTCTGCGAAAAAAAATGTGATTGGTCTATTGTAAAAATGCAGGTCATCGGATCAAAGGCTGATGTATTCAACGGAACGGCTACACGTACAAGCGGTAACCTACGCCGCGAGGATCTGATGATCAACCGACGTAACAAGATCGTGAGCAAAAAGGCATACGAGGCCGCACTCGCTCGCTACGACAATCGAAAGAAGGACCTAATCAACGCGGCTCGCGAAGGAAAGAGGAAATCTTCCGTACCAGCCATCGCGTCGTACATTAATTTACACCAGCCGTTCTGTGGCATCGTCAACGCTCGAAATGCATCGTGCAAGATACTCTCCAACGAACAACGCCTTAAGATCCTAAAGATCCGCCTCGAGAATATTTTCTAATGGGCTCTATTAAAAATGCCATACAAATGGATGTCAGTAGAAGAAGTAGAAAGCATGGTACCGACCTTCGAGCAGAATGGCGTAAGCGAAGTGGCCCGCAGCCAGCGAGGATTCATTCCTGCATACGCACGCTTCCGAACACCAATGAGAATGGCGATAGAATTCGTACCAGGAGAGCGTGTCACGTGGGCGCAGAAACGAGAACTCTTTATTCGACGAACTCTCGCCGCATATAAGAAGAATCCTTCGTTTCGGCGTGCCCTTGCACTTATGGCATGGGCATACATGCCAAAGGACTATAGGCCGTGACACGAATCGTGACACAATTTTTTTTGGAATACGGGGAAATACAATGGAGAAAACTCCTTACATGAGGATATCGCTGGAAAAATAGTTTATGTAAGGAACCTTACTGTGCATCCTCTCTCTATAGGTTTCTCTTCCTC